CTCTTCTTACTAAACGTGAATCACATGCAAAAGGTGGTTCGGTAGGAGGTATGGGAAGACCTAAATATTTAGGTATGGCTAAAGGTGGAAAAACTGATAAGAAATGGATTCAAAAAGCAACAGCTTCAATTAAACGAAGAAAAACCGAAGGCAAATGTACACCGATTACTAAAAAAGGTTGTACAGGTCGGGCAAAAGCTTTAGCTAAGACTTTTAAAAAAATGGCTAAGAAAAGGAAAGCAGCATAATGGCAAAAAAGAAAAAAGCTAAGAAAAAAAATAAAGCAAAGAAAAAAAATAAAAAAAAGAGAAAATAGTGAGTTGGTGGAATAAGAAACGCCTACCCGTTAAAACGATTGAGATTAAACCGACGTTAGGCCAAAAACTAACTAAGGCATATAAAAAGAAACTAAAGATAAAAAGAAGAGGAAAATAATGGCTTTAGACCCTTTACAGGTCTTATACAGAATACAGAAAGGACTTCAAACACGCATTCAAGCCCTTGCAATTAATATTACGTCCGGAGGGGTTGACAATATGGAAACATATAAGTATATTGTCGGACAAATACATGCACTGGAATCAGTGCGACAGGAAATCTCTAACCTGCTAAATGAGAAGGAGCAAAATGATACCAAAGGAACAGTCGTCGATCTTAACCCAAAAAGTCCCAAAAATTAAATTACCCAATCAAGGTCTGGTTGGTGTAACAAAATCAGAACCTAAAAAAGAGATTCCTAAGGAATCGACTCAATTACCTCAACCTACAGGGTGGAGAATTTTGGTGTTGCCTTTTAAGATGAAAGAGAAAACAGATGGTGGAGTATTATTAGGTCAAGAAACTATAGAGCGCCAACAAGTGGCATCCCAATGTGGAAATGTACTTGCTATGGGCGCTGAATGCTATCAGGATAAAAAACGTTATCCTAGTGGTCCTTGGTGCAAGGTCGGTGACTGGGTAGTCTTTGCCCGTTATGCAGGCTCAAGGATTGAGATAGAAGGTGGGGAAGTAAGACTCCTCAACGAAGACGAAGTCTTAGCAACAATACAAGATCCTAAAAGCATCTTGCATAAATACTAACATAGGAGGAAACTATGCCTGAGCAAACAGCAGAAAAAACAACAGAAAAAAAAGAACCGATGGTCGATTTAGATACGTCGGGTCCTGGGGCTGATGTAGAATTACCCGAGGAAAAAGTCAACGAGTCAGAAGTGGAGGTCAAAGATGACAAGGAGACGGAACAAAAAACTACTGAAGACGTTGCTAAGTCCGATGACGCACCTGCGGAATCTGATCAGCAGTCTGATGTTCAAACTAGCAAACCAGAAGAAGACAAAAAGCTAGAAGAATACAGCAAAGGAGTACAAGGACGTATTTCTAAATTAACACGTAGAATGCGAGAAGCTGAACGTAGAGAAGCGGCAGCTGTAGATTATGCTCGTGCTGTAGAAACGAATAGACAAGCAATGGAATCTAAGTTCAAAAAAGTGGACAAAGATTACATTACTAAACTTGAAAGTAGCGTTAAAAGTGGATTAGAAGCAGCTGAAAAAGAATTAGCTGGTGCTATTGAAGCAGGTGACGCAAAAGCTCAAGTAGCGGCTAATAAAAGGATAGCACAGCTATCTTTTGATAATGCCAAATTAGCAGCGACCAAGGCAGGAAAAGAAGAAGAATCTGTAGCGGAACCTAGACTTTCGCATGGAGGTTATCTTCCTGAACAAACTCCTCAACGTTTGCCGGATCCTGACCCTAAAGCTGAAGATTGGGCTGGAAAAAACAGATGGTTTGGTAGTAACCGAGCTATGACGTTTACCGCTTTCGAAATTCATAAAGATTTAGTGGAACGAGAAGGTTTTGATCCTAAATCGAATGAATACTATGCGGAAATTGACAAAAGAATAAGAGTTGACTTTCCCCATAAATTTGATAAGAGTGAAACTAGAAAAACGTCCGAACCCGTTCAGACGGTTGCTTCTGCGACAAGAAGCGTTAAACCAGGACGCCAAACTGTAAGACTCACACCTTCACAGGTAGCAATTGCTAAAAAATTAGGTGTGCCACTCGAAGAATATGCAAAACAATTAAAACTCACGAAGGAGGTATAAGCATATGACAAAAGAAACAAAAACTACTTCTCGTGCGAACCAAACCAGGTCTAAAACTGAAAGACCCAAAGTGTGGGTTCCCCCATCATCTCTAGATGCTCCCAAGCCGCCTGCAGGATACAGGCACAGATGGATCAGAGCTGAAAGCGTTGGTTTCGATGATACTAAGAACGTCACGGGTAAATTAAGATCCGGATGGGAATTAGTGAGAGCTGACGAATATGAAGGCGAAGATTATCCCGTTGTTAAAGACGGAAAATATGCTGGGATTATAGGGGTAGGTGGCCTATTGCTGGCTAGGATATCGGAAGAGCTCGCGAAGCAACGTACTGAGTATTATAAGAAACAAACTGATGCTCGAGACGAAGCAGTGAAGCACGATCTCATGAAGGAACAGCACCCAAGTATGCCGATCAATGTTGATCGACAGACGAGCATAACGTTCGGTGGTACAAAGAAAAGTTAATTTTTTAACAATTCTCAAACCAACGAAATTTAATTAACCGTTTACAGGTAAAACTATAAACAAGGAGTAACAAACTATGGCAAATAGTAACACGCAAGGTTTTGGACTTATTGCGGCAGGAACGTTAGGATCAACTCCAGCGACTTCCGGTCAAGGTAAGTACTTTATCGATGCAGCTTACGCTACCACAATATATAGTGGTGGGGCCGTTGCTTCCTCAGCAGGGTATATTGTCGAAGGACAAGGTACTGACACACCTGTGCTGGGAGTACTAAATGGAATCTTCTATAATGCGGCTACAACTTTGAAGCCGACATGGTCGAACCATTATGTACAAGTAACACCTGCGAATTCAGAAGACATAACTGCTTTCGTATACGATAACCCACAACAATTATATGTAGTATCGACTGACGACACGGTCGCACAAGCCGGTTTTCTAGAAACGTATGACATGAATACCTCTGCTGGTAGTACAACTACTGGTAAGTCTTCAGCTACTCTAGATATCAACGACACAAGTGCGGACGCAGCCTCATGGAGATTATTAAGATCAGCAGAAGATCCTTCAAATCAGGATATTACTGCTGCTTATGCCTCCGTAATAGTTGTTCCAAACCTGATTGAACTACAATCATAATAGGAGTATATAGAACATGGCAATATCACGAGCACAGCTAGTTAAAGAACTAGAACCTGGTCTAAATGCACTATTTGGACTGGAATATAAGAGGTACGACCAAGAGCATAAAGAAATTTATGCAGAAGAATCATCTGACAGAGCTTTCGAAGAGGAAGTAATGTTAAGTGGTTTTGCAAACGCAGACGTAAAACCTGAAGGTCAAGGCATAAGCTACGACGAAGCTCAGGAAACTTTTACGGCACGTTACACTATGGAAACGATCGCTCTAGCATTTGCGATAACAGAAGAAGCTATGGAGGACAACCTCTATGACAGACTTTCTTCTCGTTATACAAAAGCTTTAGCACGTTCTATGGCTAACGCTAAACAAGTGAAAGCAGTAGTTCCATTAAACAATGGACTACCTGGCGTAGCTACTTTTAAAACAGGCGACGGCGTTTCTTTAATAAACGCTTCTCACCCGACAATAGCAGGTACGTTTAGCAATACATTATCAACAGCAGCGGATCTTAACGAAACATCTTTGGAGCAGTCTTTGATTGACATTGCTGCATTCACTGATGAACGTGGTCTTAAAATTGCGGCTAGAGGAATGAAGATGGTTCTTCACTCTAACCAACAATTTACTGCTGAAAGACTGATGAAGTCTCCAGGAAGAGTTGGTACGGCTGATAATGACATTAACGCAATCAAAAACATGGGGATGCTTCCTCAAGGATTCGTAGTTAATCACTACTTATCTGACACTGATGCGTTTTACATCATTACAGACGTTCCTAACGGAATGAAGTATTTCAACAGAGCACCATTGAAAACATCAATGGAAGGCGACTTTGATACTGGTAACGTTAGATACAAAGCTAGAGAAAGATACGTCTTCGGATGTTCTGACCCTAGAGGTATCTATGCATCACCAGGTGCGTAATACATCTAATAACTAACGAAATGAGGCCGCCTTAAAACGGCCTCATTTTT